ATATCAACAAAAGTAGCAGGGGTAATTAATGAAACAACATTTACTTATTTGTTACCTTTCGTTAGAGCAAACTTACCAGCAGGTGCACCTGGTGGATTATCACCATCTAATGCTCAAGTACTAGTTGAAACTGACACTGTTACAGGTGCATCACCTTATATCTTTAATATATCAATGCGTTCTGTATTTGGTATGCAAGGTATGCATGCAGATGGAAGTAAGGCAGATGGATTTAAATCTATGGTTGTCGCACAGTTCACTGCTGTATCACTTCAAAAGGATGATAGAGCATTTGTTAAATACGATCCAACAAACCGTAAGTATAGTGGAATTGCTTTCTCTAAACAAACTGGTGAATTATTATCATCTGGTGCATCATCAACTAATCCAAGTACAGTATTTCATTTAGATCAAGAAGCAAATTATAGAAAAGGTTTCCGAACAAGTCATATCAAAGTAAGTAATGATGCAGTTGTACAGATTGTGTCAGTGTTTGCGATTGGTTTCCATAGTCATTTTAATATGTTAAGTGGTGCTGATGCATCAATCACCAACTCAAACTCTAACTTTGGTACATTTGCACTAGCAGCAGAGGGATTTAAGAAAGAAGCATTTGCGAAAGATGATAAAGGATTTGTCTCATCAATTATTACTCCTAGATCAGTTGCATCAGTAGATAGAAAAATAGAATATCTTCAAATTGATACAAATAACACAAACGCAGGGAAATTATATCTTTTTGAACAAAATGACATTACAAATCCACCAGCACACATCGCTCAAGGTTTTCGTATTGGTGCTAGAGTAGATGATAAAATTAAAGTTGATAAAGGTGGTAGTACATTTGAAGCTACCATTGTGATGTCAAATGGCACAACTACAGGCACAACTGATACATCACAAAAAACTTATGAGGCAACTCACTCTGCTACAACTGCCACACTCAAAAGTGTTTTTACAATCGCTTCTGGTCATAATTTACAAAATGGCGAAACAATTAGAATTATTTCAGACAACGGTGATTTACCTGAGAATATAGAACCACACACAGTTTATTTTGCAATCACACAGGCTGGAGATAGTTCTTTAGGACAAAATGATATAAGAATAGCTGCGTCAAAAACAAATGCACAATTGGCAGTTCCCATATTCATTAATACGATAGCATCAACGAGTGATAAGTTTAAGATAATCAGTCGTGTATCTGATAAGAAACCAAATGATGCTGGTCATCCAATACAATATGATACTACCGCTGGTCAATGGTTTATTCACACAGTGCAACCTGGCAATCCAAATATAGCAATATTTAAATCATCAACAAATTCGATATATTCTGGAGGAAGCACAGATGACATCACATATATTCTTAGAAGAGATGATGACCGTAGTTTAGATGAAAAAGTATATAAAATTAGATATGTAATACCGAAAGAACTTGTAAACGCAAGAGATCCAATTGATGGATTTGTATTACAAGACTCAAGTTCAACCAATGTCACTGCTAAATCTGATTTTACAAGATCAGATATAACTCAAAGTGAATATGATTTTAATCGTAATACTAAATTTATTTCACAATTAAGTTTTGATAGTGGTACCAACGAAGTTTTAGTTCGCTCTGATAAACCACATAATGTGAATGTCGGGGATCAAATTATTATTAGAAATGCAAAGAGTAGTACCAACACAACTGGTGTAGATAATAAAGGTTACAACGGAACATTCTTAGTAACTGCTATCACAAATAGTAAAGAATTTAAGTATTCTAACACTGATACTCTTGGTAAAATACACTCTGTTGGTAATTTTACTAATACAACACAAACTCGTGATACACAACTTCCTAGATTTGATAGGAATGATAATAATACTAATTTATTCATTTATAGAAGTGAGGTGATTTCACCTTATATACAGGGTGTTCAGGATGGTATATATCATTTATTTGTATTGAATGGTAATAATGCCATGAGTGAAATTTCAAATGAGTTTAGTGAAGATAAGTTCAATCAGAATATTGTCAATCTATATCCTGAGTATGATCGTGATAATGTAGATGACAATCCACCCGCAGCAGTTTCATTTGCAAAAAGATTTCCTATTGGTGATGTTGAAACAAATGATCTTAAGAAAAGTGTAACAAGAGAGACAGTAAATAAATTACTGGAGACATTTGATGTTACAAATACAATAAACGCTATTAATGATGGAGGGTCAACCGCAACCCTTACATTTACAGAACAACATGAGTATCATTCATTAAAATTTCATGGTGGTCTTACAGGTGGAACTGGTCATACAGATGGAACATATCACAATGTTAAATTATATAATAGTGCAGCGATGACAACTTGGGATGGAGCGACTGGTAAAGCTGTTGTCTCTGGAGGTGTGGTCACTGATTTTACAATTGAAGAAGGGGGATCTGGTTATATAAGCGGTGCATTATTATATATTGATAATGCATCAGTTGCTACAGGTGGTGTTGGAGGTCCTGCAAATGCAGCAGTATTAACTTCAATCGCAGGTATTTCATCAGCAACTAATCATTATGTTCAGGTAACTGGAACTACAATTGGAACTGACAATTATTTCCGTATTGATGGAGTTAATAGCACTAATCAAATTACTGTTAAGAAAACTGCATCTGAAACAATATTACAAGGTCAACAAGTCATTAACTTAGGACCAGTTGTTGAAGTTGCAAGTTACACACAAAATGGTGATATCTCTACTTTTAATTGCACTAGTGCTCATGGTTTGAACGTGGGAAATTCTTTTAAAGTGAGAACTTCTGCTGAATTTAATGGTGGAGATTTTATTGTTGAGTCAGTGACAGATGTTGATACCTTCTCAGCAAAAACAGGTTTCTCTGGTACACTATCAGGACAAACATTTCCGAAATATATTTTAAAGCATGGTTTATCTGCAAATAATTCATTAAGTGCACCTGGTGATGAAAATCTTGTAGTAAGAGGTGCCTCTGTATTTGATCATGAAACTTTAATTGTTAATGAATCATCGGGTATATCAGCAGCAGTCGCATCATTCAAAGTTCTTCTTCCTAATGGTGATACTACTACTGCTGTCGAATCCATAAGAAGTCGTTTCCCACTTGGATCATATATCCAAATAGATGGTGAAATTATGAGAATTGCATCATCGACAATTGGAGGAAGTAATACTAATCCTGAGATTACTGTGATACGTGGAGCACTTGGCACAATCACGAGTTCCCATCCTAATAAATCTTTAATTAAAAAGATTAAACCTTTATCAATTGAGTTCCGTAGACCTTCAATATTGAGAGCATCAGGTCATACATTTGAATACGTTGGATATGGTCCAGGTAACTATTCAACTGCCCTACCACAATTACAAAATAGAACATTATCAGAGAGAGAAGAGTTTCTATCACAGTCACAGGAAACATCTTGCGGTAACGTTGTTTACACAGGTATGAATGACAAAGGTGATTTCTATATTGGAAACACTAAAATTTCATCATCAAGTGGACAACAGACAACATTTGACATTCCAATTCCAACAATTACAGGTGAAGATCCTAATCGTTTAAGTGCTGTATTTGATGAGGTTATCATTAAGGAGAGATTATTAGTTGAGGGAGGATCATCTAAACAAATACTATCTCAATTTGATGGTCCTGTAACTTTCAATGGTGATATTACTAATAATAAGGAATTAAAATCACCTGGTAAGATAAGAATTACAAATAATGAACAGATTAATAGTGGTTTCACTCAAGGATCATTTATCACATTAGGTGGAGCAGGTATTGAGAAAGATTTAAGAGTGAATAATGATGTTATAATCGGCAAAGATGCCACAATCGATGGTGATGTTATAATTGGGAAAAAAGACTCGACTGATTTTAAACCTGATAGCACTAATACTTCTAGATTATCTGTTGGTATTGTAACAGCATTAAATTTATTTGGTGATGGATCCAATTTGACTGGTATTGATGCTACATCATTAAAAGATTCAAATGGAAACATAATTGTTCAAGCTGGTACGAACGGTATTGATGTTAAAAAATCTGATGGAACTAAAGGAACTGTAATAGGTAATCTTACTGGTGATGTTACTGGTGATGTAACTGGTGATGTAACTGGTGATGTAACTGGTGATGTTACTGGTAATGCTAGTAGTGCTACAACTGCTGGTAATTTAAGTTTCGGAAATGCTAATCAAGTCGTAGTTAAAAATGCCTCAAATAACGGTGCAACATTTGCAGCCTTGCAATTCGATGGATCGAAGTTATCTCTTTCAGGAGATTTTGAACTCACAAATGGAAAAGCAACGATTGACTCTATCGAGATTGACGGACAATCAATTAGTGTAGTTGGTGGTAACGCTGCAAATAGAGATTTAAACCTAAAACCAAAAGGTGACGCTAACGTAAAAATTGGAACAAACAGTAATAACGATCTAGAAGTTGAAGGTGACATCATAGCATTTACATCATCGGATATTAATTTAAAAGAAAACATTTCACAAATTCCAAATGCCCTTGATAAAGTTTCATCACTGACTGGTAATACATATACTTGGATTAAAGGTCATAAGTATGAAGGACAGAATGATGTTGGTGTAATTGCACAGGAGGTGGAGGCACTTGGTTTACCAGGAATAACAACTACAAAAGATGATGGAACAAAGGCAGTTAAATATGAAAAACTCATTCCTATTTTGATTGAAGCAATTAAAGAACTTTCCGCAAAAGTTACTGCCCTTGAAAACAAATAAATAACTAAAAAAAATACTGATGGCGAATATTAAAAAGAGTTTTAACTTTAGAAATGGAGTACAGGTTGATGATGATAATCTGGTAGTAAGTGCTACTGGGTTAATTGGTATTGGCACTACAGTCCCCACACAGGCTCTCGACATCAGAGGAGATTTTGTTTGTTCTGGTTTAACGAGTTCGATATTTGGAAAAGTTGGATTGCTTACGGTTACAACATTAGAACCTGAGAAAATAATTGGTGCTGGTGTCAGTATAAAGGCAGGTATAATTACAGGACAAGCTGGAGATATAGTTACATATTTCGGTGATGGTAGTAATCTTCTTAATTTACCAACATCTCAGTGGGAAGATACAAATGCTGGTTTTGCAGTTAGTAGCATATACAATCGAGGTAGCACTGTTGGTATTGCTACGACTAATCCACAATTTACATTACAGGTTGGAAATAATCCAAATGCTGGCGAGTCTGGTGTTGGGATTGCATCTGCTGGTAATATAAAGGCATCAGGGACAATCACTGCATCTACATTTGTAGGTAACGTAACTGGTAACGTAACTGGTGAGGTTACAGGATCAACTACAGGTGCAATTAATGTTACATCTGGTATTTCCACTTTTAATGATGTCAAAGTTTTAGGTATCATTACTGCATCATCAGGACAAAATAAAATACCAGCATTATATGCAACTCTTGCTGATCTTCCAAGTGCGACTGAATATCACGGTATGTTCGCTCACGTTCATGCTACGGGTAAAGGATATTATTCACATGCAGGTGCATGGTTTGAATTAGTTAATAAAGATACTAATGGTAATGTTCTACTCAGTGGAGACATTGACGTAGATGGTCATACCAATTTAGATAATATTAGTGTTGCTGGTGTAACTACATTTAGTGATGATGCTGTCTTTGCGGGTGATAATTCAAATATTACATTTGATAAGTCCACTGATGATTTTGTGTTTGACGATAATTCAAAAGCAGTTTTCGGAACAGATTTAGACCTAGAAATATTTCACCAATCAACAACTGATCAGTCTATTATTAAAGCAGAAAGTAAAATAATCTCAATAATGAGTGGTAATAAAGTTGAGATTGAAGATGAGAATGGTGTTAATATAGCAATGTTTGAAAAATCGGGTGGAGTCAGTTTATATCACGATGGAGGAGTAAAAAAATTTGATACTACCTTCGAGGGAGCGAAAATAACTGGAATATTAAGCACTACAGATAACATAACCTCTCTTGGCAAACTTGGAATTGGTACTATTAACACTGAAAATACAGTTCACGTTAGACAAGCAGGTTCTGCTGAATTACAAATTACAAGTGATTCAAGTGTTGCATCTCTTACAGTTGGTCGAGAACCAGGAACAGCTGATACTAATAATGCAGAATTCAGATATGGTGAGTCAGGGGGCACGGATTACAATACCGCACAGTCGTTGGATATAATCAACTATGGCACAGATAATTTTAATTATTATCTAAGTGCTAATAATGCTGGTGCAGTAGCAGGTAATTTCTTCTGGCACAAAGGTCTTAATAATAGCACGTTGATGACCCTGAAAAATACAGGTCGTCTTGGTATTGGAGTAACTGAACCTACCAAAAAATTAGATGTTTTAGGTAATGCACAAATTAGTTCAGATCTTAGTGTTGGTGGTGATTTATCAGTAACTGGATCATTGAATTCAAACATAACTGGTGATTTAACAGGTAATGTTAACGCCACCACTGGTACATCAAACTTTAATTTAATCAATTTTGATAAAGATAATTACCATGAATTTGGTCAATTAGAAGCATCAGCGATTGGCATCGGTACAACGATGTTTAATAGTTCTTTAAGAATAAACCATATCAAAACTAATAGATTTAATGTTGGAACAGATGGAAAGGTTGGTATAAAGACTGATGATGTACATGCACAAGCTTTATATGTAAATGGTGCTATCGTAAGTAATAATTCATTATGTGTCGGTCAAAATGGTAATACTCCAACAGCTGCTGTTGACTTCAAAAACGCTGGAAAAGATGGCACAGGTCCATCTGCTAATAGAATGTATATGTACCCTCCAGTTGTTGCTAATAATAGTAGTCTAACAGGAATGTCAGGTGGTGCTTTATTCTTTAACAGCACTTCCAATAAATTGGAGGTTTATGATGGTAGTAATTGGCAATCTTTAGGAGCAAATAGTGGTGGTGGATCAGTTAACGTTAAGGATTATGGTGCAAAAGGAAATTATAATACGCAAACATCAACTGGTGACGACGACAGACAAGCAATTATCGATGCAATAACCGCACTAGGAACTGAAGGTGGAACTGTTTATTTTCCACCAGGCAATTATTATGTGAGCAATACAATAGAAATTAACGGTAATTCTGGTGGTGATGTTGTATCTAATTGTGTTATTTTTGAGGGTTTAAGTAGTCCTGCCGATGGTGGATTTAATGATGCAGGTGGTGCTGAGATATGTGTCAAAAAAAATGATAATCACCATATATTTTATATAAACGGAGCAGAGGCAGTTCACTTTAGAAATCTAAGATTTAGAGGTGGTGATAAACATGGAAGTGGTGGTACAGGTTCCAACACAACTGCTCATGCACTTATTTTTGAGAGACAAGATTTTGGTGGAAACGATCATCTACTAGAAAATTTAGTTTTTGTTGGCATGACTGCTTGTGTAAGACTGTTAGGTGCATCAAGAACAACACTTAGAAAAGTAAGAATTGGACATTGCCCTAATGCAAGTGTAAGTATTATAGCGATAGAAGAAAGTGATTATGAAACAGGTTCAAATATTCATAAAAATAGAATAGATCAAACTCGATTAGAAGGTGTTATTATTGATGCTGCACCTGACTCAACTAATGATAGTAGTCGGAATAGTGGTGCAAATGGTTTAGGAATGTTTGGTTTCTGTAATACTGTTTTTGTTAAGGATAGTTCATTTATCAGATGTAACTACGGAGTTCTATTTGATAGTACACTAGATCCAGCAGCAGGAGATCCTGATAATCATGAGGGAGAGTTTTTCTACTTCCAGAATACCGAAGTTGAAAGAGCTAGATTGGATGGATGGTCTATCGCAGGTGGTGAATTTATTAGTTTAGATAATTGTTTTGCTTCTTCTTGTGATCAAAATGGTATTAGAATTATTAATACCACATCTACGTCTGTTAATATAACAAATCCAAATGTTCGAGATAATGCTGGTCATGGAATAAGAATTGAGTCTACTACTCTTAATAATTGTAGTATTGTAAATCCTGCGATTGGTGGAAATAGTAGAGGTAATTCTGGAACTAATCATGGTATTTTTATTGAAAATAACGTAAGTAATATCTACATCGCAGGTGGTAAAATAGGTGGAGATGCAAAATTAACTGGTTCTGCTACTCAAAATAGAGGAGTTTTAATTAATGGTGCTACTCATAGTAACATTAGAATTATAGGAACTAATGTTTTAGGTAACACATTAAGTGCCTCTGAAGGTATTGGTGTTGCTATCAGTTCTGGAACTGGAAACACTATAAAATTCAACGCAGGTTCAACTGTTGATATTGACACATAATGACTATTAAATCAAAGGGAACATCACCCAACTTTAATTCACTTTCATTTTCTGAAATAGAGACAGAATTTGGTTCTAATCCTGGTAGAAAACTGGGAAGATATCGCACAGACGATACAGAATTCAAGAATAAAAATCTTGGTGCATTGAGTAATCTTCCACTTGATACAGGAATACCAACTTCTGGTCAAATTAAATTCAGTGATTTTTACGATAAAAAACTGAATATGGTTGTTGATTATTTTGATGATACAGGTTCTGCTGGAGGACAGGCAGATAACATTTTGAATAGACAGGATAATGGAGATAATACGATGGCAGCGACTTGGAGATATAACAATCAAGATGAAAGAGTTAAAGTTGTCGGAGATTATAGGAGCAGACCCACAGGCACTATGAGTGGATATAATCTATCCTCGACTGATTGGCAAAATGGTAAAAAAGTGATTATCCATGTTAATAAACCAGTTGGTGGTATAAAAGGATTAGCATTTAATGATGTAAACAAAGTAGCACTTAGAACAGGTGTATGGCCATCTGGAACTTCACTACAGATTGATATAGGTTCATCTGGAAGATTACAAGGTGCAGGTGGGGATGGAAGAAGAGGGACTGCAAATGGTGGAACACCCGATGCTGCTATCGCTGGAACAAGTGGACTTGGTGTTGAATATCCAGCACAAATTAATAATAACGGAATTATTAGATGTGGTTATGGTGGCGGTGGTGGGGGAGCAGGTTCAAACTCTAATCCTAATAAGAGTATGACTGATTATGGTAGATCAGGTGGCGGTGGTGGCGGTGGTGCTGGAATTCCAATTGGTTTTGGTGCACCAAAAGGTGGTCCTGGATATAATGGATCTAGTGCAGAGAAAAATGATGTTGGTGGTAAAGGTGAAGATGCAACCTTTGATGCTGGTGGTGATTTTGGTAATGGTGCTGACCACGCTGTAGGTGGTGGTGGAGGAGGAAATGGTGGAATAGGTGGGGATATTGTAGATAATCCTGGAGGTGGATCAGCTGGTAGTCCAAATGTTGCTGCAGGTGGTATTCCTGGTCAAAATGGTTTTGGTATAGTATTCAGTTCTACTACTGTGAAAAATAATAGTAGTGGTGACAAAACAATTCCTGCTGAAGAAGGTGGAGTTGTCGTAGGAGGTGTTTTCTAAATTAAATGATTATTATTATGGATGATGTAGTTGGAAACTCTACATTTCAGACTGATTGTATTAACATATTACAACAGAATAAAGAAGAAACAAATGAGTCTAATTTTAAAGAAAAATGGTACTCACTAGAAGAGGAGCATCATTTTCAACAATTTTGTATTCAAATGATAAATGTTGCTGGATCATTTTTTGATCTTACTTCTTCCATTGGATATGAATTTTGGACGCATAATAATACAAGACCAAGTGGTTGGCATATAGATCAAGACGAAAAGTTAAATAATGTAACAGGACAAACTAGATTTCCATTATGTTCTGTGGTATACTATGTAAAAGTTGAAAATTTAAAAGGAGGAAAATTGCATATTGAGGATGATATTATAACACCTAAATCAAATCGTATGGTTATTTTTTCACCTAAACTAAATCATTGTGCAGAACCTTTTATGGGTGATAGAATAACTTTATGTGTAAATCCTTGGAGTTTTAAATTATGATTACAGATTTTATAGAAGTCATTGATGATATAGAAACAAAAGAAGAATGTGAAAAATATATTGGTTCTATTGAGCATTATATTAGTAATGGTATTGTATTTAAAGAAGATGATTATTTTCATAGTAGGGATCATTATACTATAAATTTTAATAATCATAACAACTCTGAATATGATATTCTTGCAGGAGATAATCTATCCTGTAAATTTTTACCATCGATAAGTAAATATTTAAATGAATATCTCAAAAAATATAGCGTACTGGGTAAAGAAAAGTTTTTGATTTACGATGCCAAACTAAAAAAAATACCGATTGGTGGTGGATTTCATAGTTGGCATTATGAGAATAGTGGACTTCAGGTGTCATCTAGAAAATTAGTGGTACAATTATATCTTAACACAATAGAAGAGGGTGGTGAAACAGAATTCTTGTATTTTAATAAAAGAATTAAAGCAAAGCAAGGTAGATTAATTATATTTCCCGCTGCATTTACACATACTCATAGAGGTAACCCACCAATAGGACAAGACAAATATATTATTTCAACTTGGGCAGTATCACAAGATAATGTAAATTAATGAAAGTTATTTTAAAAATAGAAGAATATCTACCAGAGAGAAACTCTGTTGTAGTAAAAATTAATAGGTTACATTCTAATCAATCCATAGATGAATTAGGTGCTAAAGTTGTTAATTGTAATGACTTAAATATAGAGAATACTGAATTATTTTTTGAAAGTTTAGCAAATAAAATATTACATCGTATTGATATTCAAGAATCTTGCCAACCGATATTAGATGATAATCAACCTGATGAAATTGTGGGTGATCTAAATTTCAATAATTTAATTGGTAAAGTGGTGCAAACTAGAATTACCAATGGTTTAAAAACAATTGGAATGAGGAGGATAGAATTATGATGAGATACTTTAAGAAGTGCGAGGAATTTTGCATTTGTGGTGCGATGGGTCTTGGAAATGAAATAATTGCAGAAACAGCAGAGATTAATAAAACTCTATTTCAAATTGGAGTAAGAGGTAGTGGAAGAGTTGCGAAGGCATTTGATTCAAATCGTATTGAAATGGTTGCAGGACAAATTTATGATATAAGTCATTTAATAGGAACTGATCGAGTATATCAACCATATGAAGATTTTGAATTATACGGATTTAACCCATTAAACCCAGAAGATAAATGGGATGTCAAAACAATAAAAAATTCTTTTAAAGGTGATAATAAAAGTTGGTTAATTAACTTTTTTGGTAATCCTAAAATTAATGATAAGATACTTAATCGTATGGATTATGCAAAATTGGATAATAAATGGTATGATGTCGAAGTTAGGGATGGAATTATTGGTGTATTTACTAAGATATGAAACCTAAGTTGTTATTATGTCCTGGTATGGCAAGGTCTGGAACCACAACTTTATGGAAACTTCTAGATGATAATAATCTCATTAATGGAATACAACATAAAGAAACACATTATTTAAAAATATTATGTGACATGAGAGATGGAAATACAGATAATATCTATCCACAAGAGATTAAAGACTCTTGGAAGAAATCTCTTGTGATTGAAAATAAAGATCGTTTAGGATTAAAATTACCGTACACTTTTAAAGATTACAAAGATTATTTGTATAATAATTTTAAAAATAAAAATCAAGCTGTTGCTGATTTTAGTCAAACAATCAGTATTTTGCCCCCTTATTTTCTCAAAGAAATTAATGATAATTTATTAGATGATTTTGATGTAAGAATTATTATTTTATTTCGTGATCCAATAAAAAGATTATTTTCACATTGCGTTCATCTTTACAAAAGTGGGTGGTTTAGAACAAAAGATGGTTGGACTAATATAATTAAACCACCACGAGATTTATTCTTAGAGAGTATTGATCGTAAACAATTTCAAAATTTATACGTTGATGTTAAGAATAAGTTTGAGGAAATTTTTAGTAATGTTATATTTTTTTCAACAGAAAAATTTTATACAACTCAAACAGAGCATAATAGATTATCTAATTTTTTAGATGTGCCTAAAATTTATTTGAGTAATATATACGAAAATAGGACAGAATATGAGGATAATATAACTACATCTGACATAGAACTAGCATCAAAAAAATTAACACCATCAATTGAAATCCATCAACAGTTATGAATCAAGTTTTTAATATTTTTCCTACAACAATATATGTTGGTAAGGTAGAAAACCACGATACATTTAAGAAAGAGTTTCTTAAAATATATAAGGATTTTGATTATGAAGAGAATGATATATCAAATACCGTAAGTGAGGGTCAAGTAAATCCATTAATACATCTTGAACCATCAATGGATCCCATGTTCAAGGAGATTGTTAGACACATAAAAACTTATGTGTTGGATATACTTAAATTTAAGGATATGTTTAATTATAGTATATCAAAGACTTGGATCTCCAGAACAAGAGATAAAAAAGAAATTCCATTTCATTGTCATTCCACAAGTCATGTTTCTTTTGTTTACTATCTCAATATTCCACCATATTCTCACACCACTAGATTTCTAAACAATGAAAATTACAATAGTTTATTTTTAGGTTCTAATTCTCATAATAATAATGATGATAAAAATATGATTAAAGAATTTAATTTGCTTAATTCTAAAACATTTTTCATACACCCACAAGAAGGTCACGTTGCATTATTTCCAAGTAGAGTATCACATGGAACTCAATGTATCAAAGAGGATTTTAGTGAAGAAAGATTATCTATTGTAGGTGATGTCAACCTTATATTGAAAGAGGAACATCTTCTACACTCTATGGGTCTCATTGATGAGAAATTTTGGAAAAAATATGAATAGAAAAAAATAAAATTATACATACCTTTGGTATGGTTGTTCGAGACATACTAGATATTTTTAAGACCCGACTTGCAA